TTTACTTTGTAGATCCTGAACTAAAAAGATAATTAATAAATAAAATTAACTATCCATATTTATACAACACCATAGCAAATAAGAAAGCTTTATTATATAATAAATAGCAATTAGTTTCCTTATATACGTAGGCCGATAATTGTATATATTTTTTGTAGATAAATAAACACTACGAAAATGGATATATTTAGGTTTTTTCTGCGACTGATTTGAAACTTCTGTAAGGTATAGATTTTGAAATCCTATTTCTATGTCTTACAGAAAAACTAAAAATAAACTAATACTATAAGCTTATATAGCTATATGAATATATTCCTATTTCTATACCTTACAGAGAAGCTAAAAACTAATCAATTAACTAATTAGTCTATTTTTATAGCCAATGTATTTTATATCCTCCTAATATATTGGCTTTATAAATAGATTAATTATTTACTAGGAGGATAAAATGCGTGAAGATATGCGTTGTGAAGAATGTAAAAACACAACCAAACCGGACGAATTTACATGCAATTGTTTGTGTTTAAATTGCGGTCCTTGTGATGAGAACGGATGTGAATATGGCGAGAAAGTTCAAAGCATTTGTGGAACGGGACAAACCCAAAAAACGGGTAAGAGTTCATAAAAAGTCTAAAAGTAAAGACGAAAAACGAATGTTTAAAAAATATAATAGACAAGGTAGAAGGCCTCAATAATATAATAAGGAGAAAATAATATGTTATTAAATAATGTAGATCTAAGTTGGGTTAAACTTGATCCTAAAAATCCTGATATGGGATTTGATAAAAAGTCACCTCAGTATTCTTGTACTGTAAAAACTACAGACAAGATTGCCGCTGAGGCTTGGAAAAAAGCTGGTATAAATGTAAAACCAGCGGAAGAAAATGGAGCGGTTGTTTATACTGCGGCATTAAAAAAGAAAATTTATGCCGATGCAGATGGTAAATATAATACTGCACCACCACCTGTTGTTGATAAATCATTACAGCCGATACTTGATACAAGTACTATTGGAAACGGATCCAAAGGTAATGTGCAAGTTAAATTTAAACCATATGAATATATGGGTAAAAAAGGTATATCAACACAGTTGTTAGCTTTACAAATTACGGATATAATTGAATATCAAAATGCAGATAAATTAGAATTTGCTGCAATTGATACAGATAAAGACGTAATTTAGTTAGCATATAAAATAGTATTGGCTGGGTTTAATCGCCCAGCTGATTCTATACCTTACAGAATAGGAGATTATGTTAGATAAAATGTTTAAATTACACACATTTAATATTGATAAAAAATGGTTAGACTTAATTAAATCAGGTGAAAAGAAATCTGAAATTAGAAAATATTATTTACCATTAGAAGGTAAAAAAGTTGGTTTAATGAATAATGATACTGATAAAATAGAATTAATTATTACTATTGGTATGGTATTAGACTTAAAAGGTTTAGAAGAAGAGGATTTAGAATTAATATTTCAAGAAGCTCATATTGATGAGGAATTTAGAAAATATTATCCTTGTAATTATTTATATACAATTAAAAAGGTTGAAACGGTTCATTAATGAAAACAATTATATTAACATTATGGTTTATGAGTGGCGGTTCAATTGACTTAGCTGTTAAAGTAGCACCTGGTGAATTTTGTGAAGATGTTTATATGAAACAAATTGTTTGGAAAGAAAATCCAAATTATAAACCAGGTAGTTATGATATATGGGGTTATTATACTTATAATAATAAACCAATATTTGCTCATACTTGTATGGAACAAGATAAAAAAACTTATTTTTATTATAACAAAGGAGAATAAATATGATTATAGGAGTTGCAGGATATAAAGGTGCAGGAAAAGATACAGTAGCAAATGTATTACAAACAAGTTTTGGATTTGAAAAAATGTCATTTGCACAACCAATAAAGGATCTTATTCATCAAACATTTGGTATTGATAAAGCAATATTATCTGGTGATGTAGGTGAAAGAATATTTAGAGAAGAGGCTATGCCAGGATGGTTTTATTTATCTCCAAGAGATATGATGCAAAAGATTGGTATGGCATTTAGAGATGAATTACATAAAGATATATGGGTAAAAGTATTAGAAAATAAAATTAAAAGTAAAAAACAAAATATTGTTATACCTGATGTTAGGTTTAAAAATGAATTAGAATTAATTAATAAATATGGTTTTTGTGTTGGTATTAATAGACCAGGATATAATGGAGATGATCATAGATCTGAACACGGTTTAGATGATGTTGAATTTCAAAAAGTATTTAAAAATGATAGTTCACAAGAAATGCTTTATGCACAAGCATATAATTACTTTAAGGAAAAATTAAAATATGAAAATAATATATGATATTGAAACAAACGGTTTAATAGATACAGTTAGTAATATTTGGATAGCTGTTACTAAAAATATAGAGACAAATGAAATAATTACATTTAGTGATTATGATCCGGATAGCAAACCGTTAAATGAATTAATACCATATTTAAATAAAGCAGAAGTACTTATTGGACATAATATTATTGCTTATGATAATGTTGTGTTACATAAATTATTAAATTGGAAACCTAATAACATTAAATTTATAGATACAATGTTATTATCTCAAATGAATAATTATAGAAGAGAAGGAAAACATTCATTAGGTAATTTTGGTAAATTATTAAATGATGCTAAAGGTGATTTTAAAGAATTTGATAAATATTCAGAAGCAATGAAAATTTATGCAATACAAGATGTAAATTTAAATCATAAAGTTTATAATTATGTAGTTAAAGAAGCACATGAACTTATAGCAAATAGGCCTAGTTATAAAAAAGCATTACAAACTGAACATGCTATTGCTGAATTATGTTCTGAACAAGTTAAAAATAAATGGAAGTTTAATTTATTATTAGCTAAAAAGCATTATGAATATTTAACTTTTGAAATGAAAAAAATTGAAGACAAAGTTAATCCAACGTTAAAACCTAGAAAAGTATTTATAGATAAAGAGCCTAAAACAGCTAAATATATTAGAAATGGTAATTTTAGTTCAGTAACATGTAGAATGTTATCTCAGTTTTTAGGAGAAGAAATACAACCTAATGATACACATAAATGGAACAGTAATGATACATTTCAAAGATATGAAATGATACCAGCTGATCTTGGTAATATGGAACAAGTTAGAGGTATGTTATTAGATAGTGGTTGGAAACCAACACAATTTACACCAAAAGGTGAACCTAAAATAACCCCTGATAGCGTTGATACTATTCAAGGTGATTTAGGTAAACAAATATTACATTATTATAGTTTAAGATCTAGACATTCAGTTTTAAAAGGTTGGATTGAATTAGCTGAAGAAAATAATGGACGTGTTTATGTTGAAGCATTTAATGTAGGTACACCAACATTTAGACAAAGACATTCTAAAATAGTAAATGTACCAAATGTTAATTCATTTTTTGGAAAAGAAATGAGAGAATTATTTACAGCTGATGATGGTAAAGTTATGGTTGGTTGTGATAGTGCTGGTAATCAAATTAGAGCATTATGTCATTATTTAAATAGTAAAGATATAAATGAACACGTTTTAAATGGTGATATACACCAAAGAACAGCAGACATTGTAGGTGTTAGTAGACAATTAGCTAAGAGCCTATTATATGCTACAATTTTTGGAGCGGGTTTTGCTAAATTAGGCAAAATGGTAAATGGAATTGAAGATTTAGAAAAGGGAAGAGAAGTTAAAAATAAATTATATGTTGCCTTTCCTGGGTTAAAAGAATTAAATAATAGATTAAATAAATTTTTTTATACAACACAAAATAAAGACGGTATGGGTTTTATTCCAGCATTAGATGGAAGAAAAATATATGCTGAATCTTCATTTAAATTATTAAATTATTTATTACAAGCATATGAAGCAATTACAGTTAAATCAGCTGTTGTTAATGCTTTTAAAATGTTTAAAGATGAAAATTTAAATGTTGATATGTTAGGTTTAATTCATGATGAAGTTCAAGTTCAAACTAAACCAGAAAATATTAAAAGAGTAAAAGAAATATTATCTTATTCATTTGGTGATTTTATTACTAAAGAATTAGAATTAAATATTCAAATGGCAGGAGATGCTAAAGAAGGAAATAATTGGTATGAAACCCACTAATAAGATAATTGGTATTGTTGATGGTGATGTATTATTATACAGAGCCTGTAATAAAGCCATAAAAGAAAATTTAGATGTAAGAAAAACATTTGATAATATATATGAAGAAGTAAAAATGAATACTGCTTGTGATGATTATAGTTTACATATTTCAGGTGGTGGTAATTTTAGAAAAGAAATAGAACAAACATTTTTAAAATATAAAGGCAAAAGACGAGAAAAACCTGATAATTATTTAGAATGCCGTGATTATGTTGCTAAAAAATATAATCCAATTATGGTACCTAATTATGAAGCTGATGATACAGCGTCCGTTGAAGCATATAAGTATATTAAAAAGAATCAATTATACATGCTTATAACATTAGATAAGGATTGGAAAACTATAGGTGGTTTATTTTATAATTTATTATATAATAATTTATCTGCTGTTTCTACAATTGATGGTATAGAATTTTTTCATCAACAATTATTAACAGGTGATGCTGTTGATAATATACCAGGCATTGAAGGTGTTGGTCCTGTAAAAGCTAATAAAATATTAAAGGATAAAAATTTAAATGAACAATTTGAAGCTGTAATTAAAGCTTATAAAACACATTATCCAGATGATTTTATTTCAAGATTAAATGTTATGGGCACAATGTTATATCTTATAAAAGATTTTAAAGATCATTCTAAATGGTCTATAGAATATTGGAGAGGATATATAAATGGCATTTAATCAAAAAAAATATAATCAATCTATTAGGGGTATTGCTGTTACAGCTTGTAAAGCTTCTAAAAGACGTGCTAGGATTAAAAATTTACCATTTAATTTATCATCAAATTATTTGGAAAGTATTTTTCCTAAAAATTGTATATGTCCTATTCTTGGTTATAAAATGAAAGTATCTAATATTAATTTAGGTAAATTAAGTCCAACATTAGATCGGGTTAATCCAAGATTAGGATATATAAAAGGTAATGTAGAATTTGTAACAAATATAGCAAATTTAATGATGACTTCTGCTAATGGTAGAGATATTAAAAAGTTTGTTAAATGGGCTGCAAAAAGATATAAAATAACAGAAGAGGAAATATATGGGTAAAAACACAACATTTATAAAACATACAAGCTGTGAGCCTTGTGGATCATCAGATGCAAATGCTGTTTATTCTGATGGGTCTACATATTGTTTTAGTTGTAGAAAAAGTACTGCATCTGGAACAGAAGATACAAACATTGAATTTAATGTTGTACAATCACAATTAACTTTGGATGAAATAGAACAGCTTCCAGTAGATTCAATTAGAGGTATATCCAAAAAAGTTTTATATAATGCTGGTGTTAAAATAGAATATGATGATAAAAGAAATATTATTAGTCATTTTTATCCTATAACAGTAAATAAAAAAATTAAAGCATATAAGAAAAGAATAGTTGCTACCAAAGACTTTAGAAGTATTGGTAAAGCAGAAGTACCTGAGTTATTTAACCAATGTAATAGTGGTAAAAGAAAAAACTTAGTTATTACTGAAGGTGAAATAGATTGTTTATCAATATTAGAAATGCTTACAAAAGCTAAAGCTCAATTTGATGTTGTATCAATTGTTAATGGAGCCCAAAGTGCTAGAAGAAATATTGCATCTAATTTAGACTTTGTTAATAAATATGAAAAAGTATTTATTGCATTTGATAATGATGAATTTGGTATTGAGGCTTCAAAAGATGTTGCACATATTATTAAACCTGGTAAAGCACATATTGTAAATAGTGTTCATAAAGATGCTAATGATGCTTTATCAAAAGATTTAATTGATGAATATTTACAAGATGTATGGAGTGCTAAAGTATATAAACCTGATGCATTTATTACTGGTGAAAAAATATGGCAAGCATTTAAAGAAAGATCTGAAATTAAATCAATTGCTTATCCTGATTGTTTAAAAGGTTTAAATGATAAATTATTTGGAATGAGATTAGGTGAAATTACTTTATTTACATCTGGTACAGGTTCAGGTAAATCAACAGTTGTTAAAGAAACTATTT